ATGTTGTACACCGTTGCTACACGGTTGCGCATGATGCGTTCCACGTCAAGCACCTGCGCGCTGATGGGGCTTTGACTGAACGTCGTGGCTGTCAGCCCGCCTTCGAGGATGACAACGCGCTGGCCGCTGCGCTCGTAAGCGTCCAGAAAGTTGTCGATTACTTCATTTCGCGCTTCGTCATCAAGGCCGGTATTGGGCACCGTCAGAAAAACGCCCTGATTCACGCCGTCCAGTTGCGACAAGCTAAACTCTTTCACTTGTTTATCATAATCCAGCGTACCCGCCAGTACGTCAATGGGGCGGATGCCGAGCTCTCCGTTGGCGCTCATATGCCGTACATTGATGATCTGGCAGCCGGGTACGGGATATGGCTTGCCGTCATCCAGCTGCACCACATACCAGATTTCGCGGGTTTCGGGATGCCGCTGTGGCCTCACTCGCGACGGGTCGAGAATGTCCAGCCGCTTCACAGCACCCAGCCTATCCGGCACGATCAGGGCGTAGGCATTGCCTTCCGTGTTTCTGAATGCCTCCATCGTTTGCAAAAATCCGAACGGCGTAAAGTTATCATTGGGAGCGAAAGCCACCAGCCGTTCAAGTGGATGGCTGGTCTGGCGTTCATAGCCTTTATACAGGTGCAGCGGCATGCTGGCAACCGTGTTGGCAATGCGGCTGACGGCAGCATAGATGGCTTCATTTCCGCGCATCGTGTTGTCGGCCCGCACACGGTAGACGGAAAGCCAGCGTCCGCTTGTCCTCGGTTTATCGAAGTTCTTAGCCGCGGGCTTGTCGCGTGCCTTTACCTGATTCCTGGGCTTCTTTTTGAATGGCCACATAGGACGAATCCTCCTTCCAGTTTCAACGCCTTCGGCTGCTAAGGCTGACAACGCGCACTGCGGGCGCGCGGCGAATCTCGCCAGCCGGGTTTTTCTCCATGTTGATGGCATGGGCGTCCAGCCAGGCCATGAAGCCGTCAATCTTGCGGAATTTATTGCGCTTGCTGGGCATCCAGTTTTGCTTATCGGCGTGCCTGCGTTCGCCGCTGATGCGCACGTTATCGGTGTACCATCTTAGCATCGGGTCATTGTTGCTTACCACGCGTCCGCCCAGCAGCAGCTCTTTGATATCCTTCATTGGGTCATTGAGCGTCAAAGGGCCTTGTCTCACGATCTGGCAGGCAAAGCCCTTGTTTTCGAGCATCTGGCGCAGGCGAGTGGCGTTGGCCGGGTCGTAGCCGATGGTCATGATTTCGTATTTCCTGGCTTGTTCGCAGAACCAGCTGTAAACGTCTTCCTGCTGGATATATTCACCATCCACAATGGTCAAATAGCCTTTCATGGCCAGGCCATAGTAGTCGATCTTCTCCTGGTCAAGCTCCACTTTTCGACGCGGCACCCAGCTGTGCAGAAGCACGAACACACGCCCGTCGTCGAGCGGAAATTCCAGCGCCGCCGCAGTGAAATCCTCGCGGCTGGACAGGTCAAAGCCGCCGTAGCAGCGGCGGCCCAGCAGGGCTTCTTCCTCTATGGTGCCATCGTTGCGGCCCAGCACCTCCGGCTGCACAAAGGCCATGTCGTCGGTGTTCACCGTAATGTTGAGCTGTTTGCAAAGGAAGTCGGCACGCTGCGCAGGTATGTGCTTGTCGCGTTCCCATGTTTCGCGCAGGTCTTCAATTTTCAGCAGCACACCCAGCGACGGGTTGGCCTTAATCCATGTGCTATCGTCTTCGGGGTCATCATGTTCATCCAGTTCTGCAATAAACGCAAACATGCGGTCGGCCACATCCTCGGCCAGCTTGCCGCTCATGGCGTCGGTGAAAAGGTCGTAGAAATAGGCAAGCGGGCCGTCGATGACGTTGCCCATAGTTGTGATGTAGATCACGAGGGGCTGCGTGCGCTTGACGATTTTGCGCTTGATGATGTTGATGAGCTTAAAATCCCGGTATTCGTGGATTTCGTCAAAAATCGCCATGTGCGGGTTCAGGCCGTCCAGTCTGCGGCTGTCGCTCGACCGGTGCCTGATGCTCGCGCTCATGGCGTCATAGTAAACGCCGTCGCGCAGCGTTCTGAAACGCGGCGCAAGGAATCGACTGGCCTTGATCTGGCTGTAACACTCGTTGAATACGATGCCCGCCTGCTCCTTGCTGTTGGCCAGCAGGTAGATATCCGCGCCGCGCTCTCCGTCCTTACAGGCACCATACGTGGCGTTGCCCGCCAGCATCGTGCTCTTGCCGTTGCCGGTGCCCACTACGATCAGGCCCTCACGAAAGCGGCGCAGGCCGTTTTCCTTGCTCACCCAGCCGTACAAATTGCACTCAACAAAGCATTGCCACGGCATGAGCGTCATTTTATCGTAATCGCCCTTGGTGGGCGTCAGAAAGCGTTCGATGAAGTCCACGGGCCGTGCGGCCTTTTGCTCATCGAAACGCCATGGGTATGCGGGGTCTTTTGCTCTCTCTAAATCGCGCAGGAAGCGGCGGCAGGCCAGCTTCACCTTTTTGCACGCTACGATGCGCCCGGCATCAACGTCGTGGGCGTATTCGTAGCATCTGGATACGGGGGAAGGGGTGGGAGATTTAGAAGGTGGCAAACTCATCGTCAACCATGACGGGTGCGGCCTTTCTGCTGTTCGGCGTCAAACGCAATTCGGAGAGGTGCTTTCGCTGCTGCTCGGCGTAGGCCCGCACCTGCGCCACGCTCTTGTTCTCCTGCCAGTATTTCTGGCGGCCATTGCTGCGCTCGCTGCCGATGCCGCGTTCGTTGACGTCGGCAATAAGGGCTTGTTTGATCTGTTCGGCGCGGGCGATATCAGCTACCAGCATCTGATCGGGGTCGGTCATCCCGCCCTCGCGCATTTCGCAGGCTTCACAAAGGGCGTCGTAAATCTTCACGGCGTTTTCTTCCGTGATGGTCTGCATGTGCATCGCTTTCAAGGCTTCATTCATGTATTTCCATCCTTTCAGACTTTAATGATGCGCATTTTTGTATGCCTCGGTTCAGCCTGCCGCCTGCCCTTTTCCGGGTGCCTTTTATTATGGCAGTCTTCACATAGACTGCGAAGATTTTCCAAAGCAAGCGCAAGGTCTGGCCGATCCTCGACGGACTGCAAATGATGTACCATAGTAGCCCGGTTCGGCTTACTTCCATATCCAGCGCGGAATCTGTCCATGCAGTCGCAACACATGCCCGCGTCACGCTCTAAGGCAGCAGCGCGCACCTTTTTCCATTCGCTACTATGATAAAAGGGTTTGCTTTCCTTGAAACGGGCCACGGCTGTGCCTCCATTCAAAAGCGCCTGCGCGGGCGCTTTTCGAGGTATAACAAAGGGACGGCCCGCTTTTGCGTCCGTCCCTTACTTGACAGCATGAATGATATCATACTTTTTGCGCTTCTGATACTATCCTCTGCGCTCCTACCCCTATCATTTGCGCTCCTACCCCTATCATATCCCTATCCTACCCCTATCATTGCCGCTCCTTGTACCATGCGGGCAGGGCGGCAGCAACACTGCTTTCCGGCAGGTTGCACAGCGTTCGCTCACCCTCTGCTTTGATCTTTCGGGTATAGCTTTCGGAGTACCCCAGGCGCTTGGCGATGGCTGGTACTTTGCCACCTTTCACATAGTATTGATGCAGCACTGCGCTTTCGTTTTCCGGCAGTACATCCAGCAGGACACAAGCTGCCGCTATCTCCACGCTTTGGGCCTGCTCGCGCAGCTTCAGGCGCTGTTCCAGTTCGGTCACAGCGGCCACGAAAGCGCCGATCTTGTCCTGCTCTGCGGTGCTTCGACCGCCGCCGTTGGCATCCATGCGGGGCGAGATGCAGGTTATAGCCTCGCGCCGCCGCTCGATCTGCTGCCGGATGCGCCTTTTGTCTGTTTCGGCGCTGCGGCACCTGGCCAAAATGGTCAATGCGTTCATCCTGTGTCCCTCCCCATAAAAGCGCCAGCGATGGCGCTTTTATCTAAATTCTCCAGGCAGGTCATCATCCACCGGGGTGGAGCCACTAGCGTCCTGCCCGCTATGCGCGCTCAAAAACTCCACTTCATCGGCGGTCAGCTCCAATGTGGCCCGCACGATGCCGTCGCTGCCTGTGTAGGCACGCGCGGCCACGGGGCCGGTTACGCATACCTTTCGCCCCTTGGACAGATACTTGGCACAGTTTTCGCCCAGCGTGCGCCACGCTGTCACGCGGAAATAGTCAGCCTCCGGCTGCCCACTTGCACGGACACGCCGGTTCACAGCCACGGTGAAATTACAGACAGGCGTGCCGTCCTGTGTCGTTCGCAGCTCCGGATCGCGGGTCAGATTGCCGATAATGACGCTTTTGTTCATATAGTGTCAACCCTCTCTAAATGTATTTCCCGTATTCATTTGAAATAGCGATGTTTCGATAGCTGCATCCCACGACAGAGTATTCTTCTGGCGGCACGATGCTTTCCAATATCTTGCGAAGTGGGCAGGCATCAATTTCCCTTCCATCCCGTAGGCAGATGGCACATTCGGCAGCCATGGCGCAGTTGATGAGCCGTCGCATGTCATCCTCGTTTACAAGCACATGATCGGGAATAGAGCAGGGGGGACGCAACCGGATAACGATTTCGCCATTCCGGCAAATTCCCTCCATACGTTTTAGTGTCTTGATGGGTAGCGTGCTATAAATCTTTTCCAGTAACCTGCTTGTCTGCATAACGATCAGACGATAATCGCGCCAGCCGTTGGGAATGCGGGCAAGACGTTCCCGCAGAACGTCTTGCCTCCCGCAGAGCTGTACATCAAGCGCAGCCAGATACTCGATGACGGATAATTCGCGCGCGTTCGGCTTCGTTGGTTCCATTTACCGTACCCCCTTAGCTTTGATAGCACGCATAGTCTTGTAGTCATCCCACATTTGCACCTGATCCATAGCAACGCTGTACTCACAGCGGGGGAGTTCGCGCACGCTGTTGGTCCCGGTGGTCAGGCGCACCGCGCGCCGGATCGCGTTGGCCGCTGCCTTTTCGCATCCCTGTGCCCGGTAGGTTTCGCACAGCTCGGCGGCGCGTTGCCGGATGGCGTTGTTGATGGCGTTGGCCTGCGCAGGTGTCACCTTGGTCAGCAGCTTCACTTCGCGTTCCAGAGAGGCCATGCGCTCATTGGTGGCGCGTAGCATGTTGGCCATGCTGCGCATGATGTCGCCCATCTGCGCGAGGGTCGCCTGCACCTCTGCGGGCAGGGTCGAGGGGGTGCCGGGGTCAATCTGCATCAGCTCTCTGTTTTCCATGGTCATGCCTCCCCGCTGATGATGACCGTGGCCAGCGTGCGGCGCGCGCCTGCCACCCAAGCATCCACCATATCGACGTACTGGCACATTTGGGCGCGCTCGCTCTCACTGATCTGCGCAATACCCGGCCCAAGATGCGGCAGCACACCGGCGGCGCACACAAAAGACTGTACGGCTGCCGCTAGCTCCGCGGGGCCAAAGTTGGCAGCCTGCGTGCTCTCGCCGCGCGCAGTCTGTGCCCGCTGGTTGAGCAGTTCCTGCTGGGCTTGCTGCCGCAGCTCGGCTTGATGCTCTGCATAGTCCTCGGCCTCGGCCAGTTCATTGGTCAATCGGTCAATTTCGGCCTGCGCCTCCTGGCTGATTCCGGTGGCCGGGGTAGCCTGGGCGCGGGCTTGTTCCAGCTGTTCGCGTAAGGCGTCTATTTCCTCGGCAGCCTTTTCGACGTATTCTTCTGCAAGATTTTCCGCTAGCTTGGGAATATCTGCTTTCAGATTGCCCAATTCGCGCTCGGCTGCTGTTGCACGAGCGATGCTCTTGGCCTTTTCGGCGGCCAGTTGATCGGCGCGCTGCTTTTCTCGCTTCACGGCCTCTTGCAGTTCGCGCAGGCTCATGTCCTCGGTAACGGCTCTTTCGGCCATGGGTTCGCGTTCGGGTTCCGGCAGACTCAAGATGGTGGTGATCTTGCTGATGGGCAGGCGGGCAAGGCTGCTGCCGCTGCTCACACTTCTGGCTGTCTGCATCAGCTTTTGCGCGGACCGCTCACTCATGCCGGTGTTTTTCCTCACCCATGCCTCCCATTGCCCATGGGGCACCAGCCCGGCGTCTTTCGCTTCACACAGACAGCGGCCCACCTCGATAATGTTTTCATAAGCTCCCTGCATATGGGAGGCGATTCGGTACTCAATGACGGCCAGCGTGGCCAGTCCTTGCTGGCCGTGTTCGATGCAGGTTACTTTCATTTCCTGGTTTTGCATGTTTCAGGCTCTCCCTTCATCGTAGTGTAATGTTTGCACAGCTTAAACAGGCCGCAGCAGTAGCGCCTGTAATGCTCATTCCGGGGATCACTGCCGGGGTATTCGTGTTTTGCGCCGCTGCACACGATATAGCTGCGGCCTCGGTAGCTGCTGCGATGCATGAAGTGCGGGCAGACGGCTCGCAGGCCATCCCGTGTACCGCTACGCACTAGCTGACGGCAGTTGCATGTTTCTCCGATTTCCAGCGGTCTGCCACAATAGTTACAGCACCTCATTTCGTTAGCAAATCGCTTCATGGTCTGACCTCCCTTCAAAAGCGCCCGCGTAGGCGCTTTATCTAAATTCGTCGGGTAAATCTGCATCGTCAACGGGCACATAGTCGTCTACTGGCGAGTAGTCCATGCGCAGCTGTTCCTGCGCTACTTTTGGGCCATCAATCAGGCGGCGCGGAATCCATAGTAGCCGTTGACTTTTTCCGTCAATGCATTTTGGTCGGGTGGCGCTGGTGGCTGTCATGGTTTCCGGCGTCAGCACTTCGTCCTCTCGCATCTGCTTGTAAAGCATTTTCAATGTCAACGGGAAAGCCTGCCCCTGATCGTTACACAGCCTGGCTACTGCCCTATAGGCAACCTGTGGCATCAGATAATAAAAGTCAGCGTCCATATATCCAATCATGTCTTTAGGGGTGGCGCTGCCGCCCTCTCCCGGCGCTAACGTCAGATCGCGCACCGCTGCGCCTTTGCTGACCAGTAGTTCCCCGATATTGGCAAGAAAGATTTTGCTGGGCCGATCTTCTTTCATATCCTCCGACTGCCTGCGGCTGTTGTCAGTAACGACCTGCCAGGCATGGGTGCTCATTTTGATACAATCGTCGGTCGTGATCGCCCCTACATCCCGTAGATAGCGCAGCATGCTGTCATATCCCAGCATCATGTGGGCGATGGCTTCCGCCGTGCGTCCGTGTTGACCCTTTGTTTTCTCAATGGCGATGGCACGGTTTCTTAAAAAGTCTTCGTGTAGCAGGGTGGGCATTTCGTCTATTTGTTTCAGAAGCCACAAGATATAGCCCCTCATGCTTTTTTGCAGGTATCCCATGCGTGCCACCTCCTGCATCGAAGTCAGGGCTTCCGTGGCTGGCACGTCGTCGCGGCTCACGTTCACCACATAGAAGCGTGCCATACCGCTTTCGCCTACGCCCGGCGTGTCTTCGCCGCTGATGATCGCCACGCCACGCGGTGGCATGCTCTCCTGCAAAGTCAAATCACTTTTCATTCGTCCTCGTTCTGCGCCGTCGCCAAAGGCACGGGCAAGGCTCTGCGCGGTGGCCTCCATCTTCTTCCGTTCCTGCAAGCTGGTCACGGGGTGGTAGTCGTCCACCACGATGGGCGCGTCTTTCAACAGAAAAGCCTTTTTTCGGATGAAGTTTGCTGTATCGTTGAAGGAAGCGGGCAGGCTTTTGCCTGTAAAGTTACCAAAGTGTGAAAGCGCAAGAGCCGCCGCCGTACTCTTTCGGCTGCCCGTTCCGCCCAGCAGGAATAGGGCATAGGCCGGGGCGATGCCCGTTTCACTCAAAAACTCACGCAACGGCGCAAGAAAGATTGTGCCAAGTAGCGGTATACATACATGTTCTGCGATAACGTTGCTCATGTCCAGCGTCATCATAGCGCCATCCAGAAAACTGATGGATTTGAAGCGTTCGTCACCATTTCCATCAAGCCGGTACATGTCAAGTCCGCTGCCCAGCGATACCGTCACGCCCTCCGCGCCCACGGCTCCGCCCTCGTACAGATACGCCCACTTTCCGCCGATCTTGCGCCATCCGGTGTGCGTGTATTGCGTGATGCGCTCGCAGGTTTCCCGGCCCACCTCGCTGATCGCGTAGCGCAGCCGGTCCTTCACAGTGTTGCCGGGCGCGATGTTGGCGCGAAAGTCCCAGTTTTTTGTGACCCATCCCATGCTGTCAAACTGATCTGTTTTGACGTTCACGCGGGGCAGGGGAGCGCCGTCCATCGTCCAGCCGTCAAGGATGGTTTCCTGTGATATGTTCACGCCGTCGTCGCGCGTTACCACCGCACGGGGAAGCACCACGAAGTTGGCCAGAGGCTTGGGGCCGTCCTGCGTCTCCTGGCAGATGCGCCCGTTGTCCACGCAGTAGCCATATACTCGATTGTAATACTCGGCAGCAGAATCTCGTTGCGCCAGGGCATCCCCGGTGAAGGGTTCGGCATCTTCCATAGCTCGCTTGAGAGCAGCATCGCCAGCTTTGCGGCCCAGCAGCTTGTACATATCCGTGATGTCGCCTTTGGGCGGCAGCTCGCTGCATACCTTCGCAAGCTCCACCATGCGCACGCTCTTGGCCAGCTTGTAGG